TGCGCCAGCATTTGCTTGACCACCACCAGCAGTCACTGGATACATTACTTGGGCCCAAGGAAGTTGGTCTGATGGAATTTCAGTTTCCCCTTGGTCATGGAGACCTATAATTCTAACTTTATATCTACGACCCCATCCAGGAACTTCATCCTTACTCTCAAATTTTCCCGGCAGGATATTATCTCGCCAGGTTGAATCGCTGGCAATTTGTCCTATCCACCAATTAAAACTTGCTCCAAGAAATCCTGGATTAAATAAAGTTCCACCTTCCATCAGTTATCAATCTTCATATACTCTACACTCTAATGCAGATGGATTTGCATCACAATATAACTCAAGTCCAGTTGGGTCATCCGTTTCTTCTGGATGATTTGCTTGATATTTCTCCAAAGAATCTAACTCATCTTCCAAGTGGCGTCTACGCTGACCACTTGTATTTGGATTATCAAGTTCATCGCGGTCATCATTAATATGTTGTTGAAGAGTTCTGTCTGTCATAGCGGAATATTTCGTGAAGTGTGATTACCAGTTCTTCCAATAGAATCTCTAACCAAATTGAGTTTAGTATAAGTTTCTTTTGGAGAAATGTAATGACATAAATCTGCTATAATATATAGACCACCATATTCCTTATTAATTTCTTCATCGTTTTCAGATAATTGCTTAGCATCGCAAAAAACAACATCGCCTGCATGTAATGAGAAATCTCCAGGTATCGTGATTGTTGTTTTAGTTGAAAACAGTTGATTATATCTCATTATAGATTGATTCAGTATATTCTTATACTCAAAATTTTCTTCCTTTGATTTTGATATCTGCTGGTCTGTATTTCCAGATGGTAATGTTCCCTTATCAAGTAAGTAATAAGTTGTCCTCGAAAACTCTTTATTTGCACCTGTTTGATTAAATTCTGGATTTAATGTTGGAAGTTCTTTACCGGCCAACTTTAAAGATTTCTCTTTTTGTCGCGCATTTGGTGTAACAACTTCATAGTAGCAATTAAATGGGTCAAACAATACTGTTCTGCAAGAAAATGCTCCCATCTTTAATTTTTCTTGAACATCAACTCTATTATCTTTAGAATAATCAAGTGCTTTTACATCATATCCAGCAGGAATGTCTTGCCCTCTAGAGTCTGGAGTCTGATTAAAGATAATAGATTTTTTCTTTTCTTGGCTTAGCAAAGAATCTATGGACTTGAACTTAAAACCTTCAGAAGTCTCAAAGAAAAAATACCCGGCAGTATTACCTTTTGCCTCAGTGAAATTTGGAACAGCCTTTTTAGATAACCAGTTCATAGCATAATATGGTTTTCTATTTGTACCAATAAAATTATAATTATTGAGTGTCTCTTCTATATCAACACTCTTTTGTGTGGACAAATAATTTGGTGCCGTTAATATTTTTCTAATATGGTCGGATATCTTTCCATCAAATCTTTCATTCAATCTTATCTTTTCATTTAAAATAAATTCCTTTGATACCAAATCCAACTGAACCATTGACTTAGTGGTATCTTCACTTATAGGAGTTACCTTATTTACATACATAGTCAACTCAAGTTCACTGTCATTATTGTCCTTGAACTTTATAAAGACTTTCTCCTGACCAACTATAGGAAGGCCTTCGAGTGCCGTTTTTTTATCAATTGCATTTCCAGTATCGGCAAAAGTATAAGAAATCTTGACCGTATCCTGAAGGATACTTTCATAATACATTAATCGAAGAGCACCATTAGAAATACTTACTATTTTACTCTGATTTTTATTAGAAGATACATCAAACCTTTCTATGTAAGAAGGTTCTGCGCTTTTACTAGTTATTAGATTTGCCATTTGGTATTACCTCTTACTACTATTTAAGTTCCTTGATATAAAGTTGCAAATGGGTCAAAGTCATCTGAACCAAACATTGCAATAGAACCACCACCAGAGACATCTTCCATTTCATACTCATCGCTATTATTATCTTGGGGGACAGAAACAATAATAGATTCTGATACTTCCGATTCATATGAAGCAAAGTTTCTAAGGACAGAAATTGCTTCGTTATATTTTGCCCTATTAATTGCGCCAAGAAAACCTGGGAAAGTTCCCTCAATTGCAGCAGTTGAATCAGCATCAATAACGAATTCTCTCCCCTTTTCACCAATCATTGCAACATGAGGGTATGGTTTTGTCATTCCACCCTTTTCATAAGCAACATGAACATGGTCACTATGGTCTGCTTGATACCACCCAACATTCTTATATTTTGGTGAGTGGTGTATTAGTTGTGCAGGTTTGTAACCATTTTTCTTATTCCACTCCAATATGGATTTTATTACTGGAGCTTGCTCATCTCTACCACCACTACTTGGATGTGATGGAGCCCAACCACCCAAATCTATAGCCCTACCTTGATAATGTAAAGAATTTGGACTATGACCAGACTTTGACCAAGGTGGATGTTGTGGATGCCTATGAACACTTCCAGTAACAATACCAAGTTTTTTCATGTGAGTTCCAAGATTTCCCGCAATTTGCATTCCACCTTTTCCATATCCTTTCCCAGTTGCTCCGACTTTATCAGTATCAACAGGACTCATCTGCATTAATTCTTTTTGAGAGTAACCGCCCTTCTTAACCTTTGATAATGCAGATTTGATTTTATCTGCAGACATAGAACTTCTTTGACCGGGATAATAAAACTTTCCTTGAGCATTTGGCAATGATGCAAATTCTTGAGACAATCCCTGCATAAATTGTTCATCACTCATTTCACCCTTTAACCACCTACGACCACCACGATTTCCTTCAATATTGACTTTGGTGATAATTAAATCTTGATTCTCTGGACTATATAAATCCTTCTCTGGATTTAGTCCCGCTGCTTTTGCTCTACTTACGAGGTATTGTGGTAATTGCTGATACTTTCCAACAGCACCAGTTGCTCTTCTAGCAACTTCAGCGATAGTCATTTTAGTAGCACCTTTTAAAACAGTGCTAGGATACATCGCTTCATAATTTCCACCAGATTCCTTACCTGCAATCAAATCCAATAATGGACCCCATTGGCCCTTAGTTCCTCCCATTATTCGATAATTTTCATCAACGGGTTTTGTTGGGTCACTTTTATCTAAATCAGGTTGCTCTTTCTTTAGTTTTAAATTTTCTCTTATTTCTCTAAGAGTTTTCTGTGCATTAGTCTCTGTAGCATCCTTAAATGACTTTGCAACCCAGTCACTAATATCACCACCTTCAGATATCGCTTCTAACGTTTTAGGGTCAACAAATCCACCCTCGGCATATGCAGCAAGACCACCTTTTAATTTCCCTTCATCTATTCCTTTGGATACTAAAAGGTTTATACCCAATCCAACATTTTTGTAATCTCGTCTGGATGGTTTTTGTCCTAAGAGAACCTTGGAAGTTATTGCAAGAATAGGTCCGAAGTAATCACTATCCCCTAGTTTTTCCCCAGCATTATTAATAACTTTAAATGGATTTGCAAAATCAATTGCTTTTTTTATTTGTTTGAATGGATTTGGAAATAATCCAAATAATTTGTCTTCTCCACCAACATCACCTCCAGGAGATGTAACTTCTACCTTTCCTGGTTCCTGTGGTTTAATTTTTCTTCCAATTCTACTTTTAGTACTTTTTGATCTGGATATTGTTCTTCTAGCACCGCCGGCACTCTTTCCACCTCTTGTTACACCTCCACCAGCCTTTTTGGATGTCTTATTTTGAACAGAAGAAGACTTTCCGCCAAAAAATGTATCGTATAAAACTCCACCTATAGCATCACCTGCAGCACCTCCCAATAATCCACCAATGAAGTTTCCCGCAACAGGAACAACTGAACCAGCAGCGGCACCAACTGCACCCAAAAGTCCCGCTCCAATTGCTCTAAATGCTGCTCTTCCGGGATTTTCTCCAAGAACTACAGACAATCCAAAGTCAATTAATGCACCAACAACAGGAAGTGGAATTCTCTTAAGTAGAGGTCTTACACTGGAAAGAATTCCTTTAGCACCAGTTCCAGTTATTTTGGGAGCAGTTCCAGGTAATCTAAGTTGAGACCCGCCAGTAGTAACCTTTGGTTTTTGTCTCAGAGGATTTCTTATGTCCAGTCTACCAACACCTCTACCACCAGATGTGGTTACTTTTGGTCTTCCACTAGTTCCTGGTTTTGGTCTTGTAGATTTTGGACTAGCACCTCTTCCAGGTTTAGCACCATCACCAAACCCACCAGAACCAGCAACTGCCATTCCGGCAATTAAAGCAAGGTTCAAGAATTGATTTAAAGAATTAGATAGTTGTTCAAATTGCTTTACGCCATCTTGACCAAAAAGATTTTTTACAAATCCCTTTGTTGCATCATATGCTTTATATCCCC